CCCTTGGTCATTTAAGCATTTCAATTGCCTTGCGCAATTGCCTAAGTGATTTATGCGTGTACACTCCATCGGTAACATTAGATGATGCATGACCTAATAATAATCGTTTAGCATTGTAGTTAGCACCTACATCATCTAATCTAGTAGCGAATGAATGACGGCAATCATGGGGCGTATGTTTAGCATTAATAGCTTTCATGGCTAATTTAAAGGCGTGCGAAAGAGAAACATAATTCCGTTCATCTATGATCCATTTATTAGACAATCGATGTTCAATAAATGGCCATATACGGTGATGAATGGGAATGATGCGGATGCCTGCTTTTGTCTTGCTGCTAGTAACTTTTAAATAACGTTGCTTTCGATTAATATCGTTGCTTTTAAGATTAATCAATTCGCTGGCACGCAAGCCAGTGTATAAGAGTATTAATGGTAATTCTGCATTGATATTCCACAATCGGTTAATCTGATTAGTTGTGAATAATTTGCGTGGGCGTTTAGGGGTATTGTGGCCAATATTCAAATATTGGCTGTATGACTTTGAGCACCAGTTATTAATAATTGCAAATGAATATACTTGATTAAGTAAAGAGCGAACTTTCTTACATGATGAATAAGAGAGTCCGCTCTTTAGCATATCTGATATTATATTTTGCAATTCCATATATGTGATTTCGTTGATAGGGCGGTGAGATATAGATGATACATGATGATAGGCACATTCATATCCTTTCATTGTATGTGGCGAAACATTTAAGGAATGTAACGCTAACCATGAATGATACACATCAGCTAATGTATGGGCATCGCACAATGCCGCCTTAGCCTCTTGATAAGAGGCATAATAACCAACAATCTTATATAAAACATAAGGGCGTTCATGAGCCCCTTTTAATTTCTCAATTAATTTCATAGTAACCTCCAACCAAGAAAGGACAAGAATATGTATGTATTTGTATTAGACGAAAACGGCATTCGCCAAACATCCTACGTTGTAGGTGTTCATGCGGATACTCTTGAAGAAACAGAACAATTAGCGAAACAATCTTATCCAACTGCTAATATCGTAACAGGGGATAGTGAAATGCAAGCACAATTTACAAACGGAAAAGCCTATGTAAATGGTAAGTTTGTAGATCCATCGGTGGTTGAATATGTCCCTACAAAAGAAGAAAAAATTAATGCTATTAAAACGGAATATGAACCTCGATTTAAAACGCTAGAAGAAGCTCAACGCAGATTGCTGCTAATGGGTAAGCCGACCAACGCTATTAGTGCACAGTACATTAAATTAAACAGTGAAATGGTAGCACGAATTAAGGAGGTGCAATAATATGCCTAAATATGTTGGAGAAAGTAAAGTTCCTGTAATGGAATTTTGTGAGTACTGTTGGGAAGTACTCAACGAAGATGGCACCTGCCCTTCTAAAGGATGTGTGCACAACGATTTAATGAATACAGGTGAAGATGATGGCTCTGCAAACGCATAATCTAAACGCTGTTAGAGGTGAGTTCGTATCGCTAATTGTTGGATATGGTGTAGACGTGGATGCAAGCGATGTGTTCGCTTGCATACGTAAGACATCCTGGCAAGATGATTATGAGGCTAAATTTAACATTGAAGTGCTGCATGATGATTTAGCACAGGGGGAAGCTTGCAAAATCAAATTGGTACTCGATACCAATTTAGTGAAAGCCGGAGGCTATGTATGGGATTTATTCCTATGGGGCGGTAGCCGACCTATCAAATGCCTTGTAAGAGGTAAGTTAACTATAGCCGAAGGTGTAAGTAATAGGGGGAAATAATATGAACGATACTATTAATATTTATATGGGGTCAGAAGATAAAGTTAACGTCAAGGATGCTGCACAAATCATCAAATTACAAGGCCCTAAAGGGGACCCAGGCCCAAAAGGTGAAGACGGTAAACAGGGGCCAAAGGGAGAGCCTGGCGCTCCTGGTCCTAAAGGTGAGCCGTTTACCTATGCAGATTTCACCGCCGAACAACTAGAGGCCTTAAAAGGAAATAAGGGCGAACGAGGTCAAGTCGGTCCGCAAGGTGATAATGTCAATGCCGAGGTAGTGGCTAAAATTAAAAACATATTATTGGATAATAATATGTGCGTGCATAGCAACAGCCTTGAAGGGATTATGCTTGAATATTTTACAGCAACTATTACTGGTTTTAATTTTTACCGTGATGAAAATATTTATGAGCCAAGTGTAAATATTAATGGGAGTGAAATAGAAATTACATATCCATCAACGCTTCCATTTCAAATTAACGATGGCGAGATTCAGTACATGACGGCAGAAGGCGTAATACGACCTTTACCACCTACGACAGAACCAATTACAGTCAAATTCTACAACGCACGTATGAAATTGATGTTCACTAAGACTGTTGAAGTCGAATAAGAAAGGAGTTGCTAAATGTGGACATGGCAATTTGAATTAAATGACATCTTGACCACAATCACAATAGTTAGCATTGTGGCTGGTCTAGGCTATAAAGTACTAGTAATTCCGTTGCTCGAAAAGTTGGACTTGCAGCGGATGCAAGACAATTTGATGTTTCATGAAAAAATGGGCGTACTCACTGATACGCTAAAGGATTTAAAGGATGAAATCAAATTGTCACGTGAACAGCGAACTAAAGCATATACGGAACATGTAAAATTGACGTCTAGGGTGGATAGTATTGAAACAAGAGTTGATGATATTAAGGAGGAACTACATGAACATACCTCAAAATCTCATCAATACAATTAAAAAATCATATCAATCTGTAAGGGTGGCCAACTTCCACCCTACAGGTGTTCTTGCAACAAGGGTACTAGTACTAACCATGCTAGTACCTATTTTATTGGTGGTAATCGCCTACTGCATGGCTTTTGCTAAAGGCTACGTATCGACTGAAGTTAACAAGCTAATCGATGTAGGCATCAATATTATTGACCATATATTTATCCCTAGCGTGCTAACGGCTCTCGTAGGGTTTTTAGCACTTTGGATAGATAGAGACGGCAATGGCATTCCAGATCAGTTAGAAAAGGAGGATAAACGATGAAAGTATTTATTAATCCCGGACATGATATTGATTTAGATTCGGGGGCAGTCAACCCTGTGCATGGTACTCGTGAATGCGACGTAGCTCGTGATGCAGGCAAGATGTTAGTACGATATCTACAGACTGCAGGGTACGAAGTTAGAACTCTGCAAAGTGATGATTTAGGCCTTGTATGTTCTGAATCCGATGATTGGGGTGCGGATATATTTGTGTCCCTCCATTGCAATGCATTCAATACGGAAGCAAGAGGCACAGAAACATTATATAAATCATTTAATGGCCAACGTCTAGCGAACGATATTCAGAGCCAAATCATCCGTAGTATTAATACCGTAGACCGTGGCGTCAAAAAACGTGATGACCTTTGGGTCTTAAACGGTACGGATGCAACAGCGGTTCTTGTTGAAATGGCTTTTATTGACAATGAAGAAGATCATGCTATGTTATCCAACGACCTAGATGCTATTGTTCGTGCGATTGCACGAGGCATTACTGATTATGCAGGAGGGCTATGATGTATGAAAGAATCAAAAGTCTATCTGATAGCGTTCGTAACCGCTATATTCTTATCGGTAGTATTGTGTTCCTCGCCTTGCTTTGCGCAGGATATATCCTCTACCAACCAAGTGGAGCCGACTATCACCGTGCCGTTGACGCAGTGGAACGAGCTCAAGAGCAACAACGAGAAAGCCTTGAGCTCAATCGAAGTATCCAGCATTCCATTGACAGAAGCGCAGACCTTAGTCGTGAAGCAGGGGCAAGAATTGACAGAAGCTCACAATACAATCAACAGATTGGAGAGCGAATTAGCCAAAGCCAAAGCGGACTCAGTGAAGCAAGAAGCTACCTTGAACGAAATGCAGAAATCATTAGACGTGTTGAAGAACACAATAGAACGGGACACCCGCACAATCAAGCGACTACGAATGCAACGCAACTTATCCCAGGTAGTGGGAGCGGGAGCGATAATCGGAGTGGTAATTCATCGATAGAGAGGTGATCCAATTATCTCCTGATCATGAGCAGGTGGTCTCATGGATTGACAGAAATTAAGCAAAAGACCTTACTAGGAATACTTCTAAGTAAGGTCTTTTTTGATTTTCTGAGGAATTTATATATAATAGTATATATACTATTTTATTAATGGGGGGAATATATGTTGACCGTATTTAGGCATGATACATATCTCAGTATTAGAATTAATTAGAGTACTTGATCTTCCTTTTAGGATTGAAGGAATGGAAGAATTAGACGGTTAAAAAGCTTAATAGTTTTGAATGGTTGCTCAACTGTTGCTCAACTTTTAGAAGTTGAGTATGTGGATATGTTAGTAAAATAGAGGGTTTATATAATTTTATGAATATGTTATATAAACAGGTTAAATAGTGAGGTATTTATGAATCAATACATTAAATTCATACGTCATGTACTATGGGCCTGTTTTTTTGTTACCTTTTTAGGCCTACTTATCCAATATGTAGTTGGATGGAATCAGTACGTGCTCGGTTGGTTATGGGGCATGTTGACTATGATGGTTTATTTAGTACTGTTAGGTCTACATAATAAAGGGCTAGCATATGGCAATCCACACCAGGCTGTAGCTAAAGCACGACGTCAAATGATGTGGCGATTGGCTCTGATTGGCGCCTTCGTAGTTATAGGATTGCAAATACCTGGTGTACGAGCTGAAAGTTTATTGATTTCAGTTGTACTTATACAGCCTGTATTGTATATCGTGTTTTGGCGATTAAGTAAGTAATAAAATTTATTGCATTGGGCGATAGGACTAAATCGCATGAAATAAGGATTAATTACATTCCTATTATGAATTTTAAATTCATAAAATGCATTTTTAATATGTAAATCACGAATTGTTTACTCCAGAAGTGTTGATTATATAACTATAAAGAGGTATGATAATACATAGATATATATTATAGGGATATATATAAAATTTATATTGCTACGTGAGAAAGGGGTTGAGTCTGTGGAACTGCATGCAGGTCACCATCAAGTAGTACAGTGGTTGGGGTTATCGTTTAATATCGATACTTTAATTGCCACATGGATTACGATGGCGATCGTCATCATCATTTCCATGCTTGCTACGCGAAATCGAGTATTAGTGCCTTCGGGTGTTCAAAATGTAGTGGAGACTATATTGGAAGCATTAGAAGGTCAATTATCGCCAACGCTTGGTAAACACTGGCCGATGGTGAGTTCATTGTTATTCACATTCTTTTTATTTATCTTTGTTGGTAATGAGCTTGGGTTATTGCCAACGCTACATGCTGTTACTTCGCCTACGGCGGATATTAATACAACAGCAGCACTCGCATTGTGTAGTAGCTTTATAGTCTGGGGAATGGGAATTAAAATTAAGGGCCTATCTTATTTTAATCATTTTTTACAGCCTTATAAGGCTATGCTAGTTCTAAATATTTTTGAAGAAATAGCAAAACCTATCACATTAGCTTTCCGTCTATTTGGTAATATTGTGGCCGGCGAAATTTTATTGGAAATTCTTTATAATTTGCCTTGGTTCGTACCGGTACCATGGATTTGGATTGCTTTTAGTTTGTTTATTGGTATTATTCAAGCTTTTATTTTTACAGTTCTAACAGCCAACTATTTAGGCATGGCATTAAGTGAAGAACACTAATTTTAATGGAGGATTTATTATG